TTTCAGTCAGTCAGTCAATTCAATCTCAGTCGTTCATTCATTCAGTCATTCAATCTAAGCTGTAACTAAAACTAGCCAATTCTAGCCAATTCAATCTAATAATCTTTAGACAAAGCAAAAAAATCAGATGTTTAGCATAATTCAATCTAATAATCTTTAGAATTAATACTAGGCTATTTAATTCAGTATTCATTATTTATAGTCAATCTGATAGAATATATCAGTTTTTATAGGCTCTTAGCCATTGATTATGGCTCTAAAATCTATTTAAGGTATTAGACTACCCTTGATATTTTAAGGATTAAAAAAAACCAGTATATTTAATTATATACTGGTTATATGTCTATATATGATTATTTGTTAGATTCTATTATATTTGATAGATATTCTTTAAATTCACTAACATTTTGATTAATGGTTGATTCATCTTTTATACCATTGTATTTTATAACTTGAATCCAGGTATCAAACGCTTTATATGAAATCGGAATTTCATTCACATATTCATTCAAAAATACCCATTGATCTTTATTTTCTAGTCTTTTTTTATTAGCTAGTTTTATAAATTCTATTGTGTTCATTGTCTTGCGCCTATGTTTAGTTTAAAATCTTCTTTTATCAAGCATATATCAAATTCTATTTCACCATACACAAAAGTTTCATTGAATTGGTTAGCTAAAAATCCTAATAGATACATTATTAACATATTATCTTTATCATTAATGGCTTGATCATATGTATAAAAACTCATATATCCGTCACATGACTTAGTTTTATCTTTTAAATATTCTAAAAAATCAGAATTTTTGTTAAAATGATTGATAAGTTTTTGTGCTTGTTTTTTATCTACATCACAATAAATAGTATCAGTAGAATAATTATAGAATTTAGGTGAATTTAAACTTATATTTTTAAAATCAATATTTAATTTATATTCATTCAAAATATAACTTTCAAATTTACTGCAATAATCTTCTATATATGAATCATGGGTTTTTTTATAGTCAATATTATCATAATGATAGTGCGGAAAATTTCCATCTTCATAATAACTATCAATTTTATCATCTATTGAATCTGAATGAATAGATTCATAAAAACCACCAAATTTTATTACAGTTTCTATTTTATTTGTTTTTTTCACTGTCTACACTCCTATTGTTTATGTATGATTATTTGATGTTTAAAACTTTAATAATATAAAGTCTAAGTCTTAATAATTGATATGATATATAAGTATCTTCTTTTTCTTTTAATAAGTGGTATTTATCATCAATTATAAAATTATTTATATCTTTTTTTTCCATTGTCTTTTATCCTCTATTTATTAAATTAAGTTATTATTTGCATATTCTGATAGCTTTTTAGATATATCAGAATAATTATTTTCATTGATATTTTTACATAGTTTTTTTGCCAATTCCTTGAAACTATCATCTTCCATTAATAAATCAAAAATTGCTGTCGTTTCATTCTCTACATCACTTATTACACAATTTATTAAAAAGTTTTTCATTTTTCTAAACTCCTAAAAATATAAATTTAACTAATACTAGGCTAAGAATTAAACTACCTAGCCACGTATATAAAAAGGCTCTATCTCCCCTAATCCATAATTGAATCAGCGCATAGATTAGAGCCATTAAACATATTGCAAATATTGATCCGAATATTATTAAAATATCCATTGTCTACCTCTTATATAGTTTAAGGTTGCTGTTAAAATCTTATGCTCTCTAACGCTTTTAATAAAGATAGTCCCATTTCTAGTAACTATTTGGTTATTATCTATCTCAGATATAAGATATCTTATAGTAGATTCTCTATTATCTTTTAATATATTCATGCTGTTTTGCTCTCATGTGCTAAATGTTCCTTTAAATCACTTTTGACATGTTCCGCTATCTCATGAAAATTAACTTTTTCAATAAAGCAATACGCATAATTACTTAATATAGGATAGTCTCTCTCACATTCATCATAATTTAAGACTTCTAAAGCAAAATCTTTTAACTGTTTACTTAAATCATAAGTATCGGTTTCCAAGGTTTCTTTTATTCTATTATGTTCCGTTCCGCTATCTTCTATTAAATAGCTTACATGACTATCTAACACTTCAAGGTTAATCTTCCATGTTTCAAAATTAGTCCATCCGTTATATTTTTTATCTTCATTCATATCTATTTAACTCCTATATATGCACTTCCTTGTGCGGTTAATCATTCCTTTAAATTATTTACTTTTTATCTTCTTAATTTCTTCTCTAATATGATTATGTTTAGCTTCTCTAATAGCTTTATATAGAGGCTCTATTTTTTCATAATTATCCAATAAAAATGAACTTTTATGAGTTGACTCTTTTAACTCATAAAGTCCTGCGGTGATTAATTCTGCCTCGATTCTTGTTATTTCAATCTTCATATATCCTCGTTGTTATGTACATCAATGTACTTTAAATACTCCCTATGTAATAACAATAATATATTTTTATAGTATATGTCAACCTTAGATTGGTCTAATAACAAATTAATATCAGATTCGACAACTAAAAAGTACTCAATAGCCATATATTGCTATATATAAACACTTAATAACCAACGATCATTAATTAGCTAGTAATTAGACAATAGCAAGGCATATATAGGATTCCCGCAACGTTAAGAAGAATCCAAAGGCGTTTATCTTATATAGATAGATATAAAGAATAGATTGTATAGGCATGGTAAGTATTAGTATTAGATTAGAAAAATAATAGTTCCTATCTTCTAACCCTCTCCAATAAATAAAAGCAGATAAGAAACCATAAGAGCCTATATATGAATGATTAAGACTGTTTATAAAAAAATAATAATATTAATGATTGATGATGTGCAAATAAAAAAGAAACACAGGCGACAACCCCCTTGCGTACGTGCGTATTATATATATAGTTCCACATCTG